GAAGATCTTAACACTGGTTATTTTGACGATGCTGTCAGTTGGCATCAATATGTCGTATTCCGCACCCAAAGAAGGACTGCCAAACGGTAAGCCATTTAGGCTAATCGAGGACAATCTGAAGACGCTAGAACAGGGTCTTGAAGAGGTCCGAGAAATGGCAGAGGATAACGAAGCGCAGATTGTGGTTAACACAGCGGCGATTGCATCCTTAGAGCAGGACGTTCTTGATTTAGAGACCGAGATTGCCTTGCATGATGGCGAGAACGACACAGAGCTTGCGACTTTGCGAAGCCTGATTTCCAACAATCGTTTGTTGATTGCACAGCTACAAGCAGAAGTTGATCTGATCAATGAGGCACTGGATACAGGATGCCCGAATGGCTTTGCTATTAAGCAGGTTGTGGAAGGCACGAACGTATCGGTTTGCGAATCAGTTGTGACGACCTCATCAGGCGATGTGATTAGGAAGGAGCATCGGACCAATTGGGTTGAATTGGCCCCAGGTCAACTCGGTTACGTTTATAGCTACTGCACGGATGGTTGGGAAGCAATTGGGCATGGATGGACAGGTCCGGTTGTCTCTAACTTTCATGTGCATGAGTTCAGACCTTGGAATCTCACCGCAACCAGAAATGGACATCGTGCTTTGGTTCACAATCAAGGGACCGGCGGCACACAGAGGTTCTATATCTGGAATGTGTGCGTGAAGCACAATTGATACAAAAAAAGGCGCTCAAATGAGCGCCAAAGCAGGAGTAACGGGGGTTGTCCTGACAACCCCAATCTATAGAAAAGGGGTCAGAGGGTCAAGTTCTGACCTAATTTGATTGCGCTGCTCTTCCAACCAGACTCTCCTCGATCAGCCTCCTGCCCAGCGCAGCCCTGCTTTCACCGAACTCCATCTGTAGTTCAAGGAATAGCTTAACTGCCTCTGGATTCTGAATGCGTATGCTGATTTCCAGCACGCCTTCCTTCATGCTCTTCTCTCGGTAGCGTCGATTTCGCTCAATGGAAGACAGTGGGGCTTCTCCAATCAGCGGACGTCCTCGACCACGTTGCTTTTCTTCGGTACTTTCGGTTACTTCGCTCATATGTGTCTCCAAGTTCTGCGTTTTGTGATGTCGGTGATGGTGCTGACATCGACGTCAAACTCTTCTGCCAGTTTTTCTCTGGTTTCGAAGTCTTCTCTTCTCTCGCGTATCTCCAAAACTTGGTCCTCTGTCAGCTTTTTGTTGCCATCAGAGGGTTCTTTTATCTTCTTTTGCTTTTTGTGACCAAGATACAGATGATGTGGGCTTACACAGCCCTCATGACCTCTGTCACAGATGTGACGAACGGTCATGTTTTCTGGTATTTCGCCTTTATTTATCTCCCATAGTGCCTCTGCTACAAGTTTGCCCCTCCCTTCTACCTTGATGATGGCAAGTCCGCCTCGATTTCTGTTTCCGGTCCACAAAACGCATCCGTTTTCATTGACTGGTGCGCATTTGTGCTTAATTCGGTCAATCAGCGGCTTCTTCGAGTTGCCAACTGTCTCAAGTTCGCCTCTTCTACGCTTTCCCATGTAGTGCTTGTGACAATAGCCTCTGGCGTAGTGCAGTTCTTTGCAATCTTTAATCGAGCAGATCGTAAGGGAATTCACTCACTATTCCTTCTTTAAAGCCTGGGGTTTCGTCAATGATGCGACGTCTTTCTCTGGAATGACGGACCAAATGATTATTGCCCGGATCGTAGAACTCTAGGATGAAAGCGATGTTCGCGCCCTTCTTCTTTGCTCTGAGACCACGACCTATGCGTTGTCTCTGTCCTACCTCTGCCTTACCTGCCCCAGCGATGACGATCATGCCGATGCTGGGCACATCGACGCCCACATCGAGTATCGTAGAGCCGATGATCACATCTATGGTCTTTCGCTCCAGTGCATCCAGTGTTGCCTTTCTGGTTGTTTGATCATCTTTTCCAGAGAGTAATTTTACTTTAATTCCTGAAGATTTCAAGAGACTATAAAGGATGTCAGCGTGGTCAAGACGCTGGATGAGGATTAGGCAAGAAACGCCGGCATTTACTGCCCGTTTTACTTCTTTGACGATAATCTTGTTTCTTCCTTCGTTCTCGACAATGCCTTTTGCGTATGCAGTCTGATAGGCAGTCCCTCTATGTACACCTTTGGCTTGTGGGGAGGATCGGAAGACGAAGTAAGGTTTGGCAAGTATTCCAGTGTCAATGAGCTGCTTCTCGGTGACTTGGATGCCGATAGGTCCAGTTGCAGCCATGAGACGCATATTGGCTTGTTCGTCTTGCTTCATGAAAGGGGTGGCAGTTAGCGCCAGTCTGTATCTGGCGTTTTTGCAGGCTTGTGCGATCTCAAAGTATTCACCACCTGAGACCTCATGCGCCTCCTCAAGACACAGGAAATCGACGCCTTCCAGCAGATCTCGGATTGCTTTGGCTCTGGCGTTGTGATTCCTGATTCTGTCTTCTACCTCAATAGACATCTTTTTGGAGTTGATCGGAAATTTGGCCCTGATTGATTCCATCTTACCGTTGATTTTTTCTCTGGCGGATCTGGGTAGAGATCGTATGAGTGCTGGCTTATAGGGTAGCTTTGCTTTCCTCATCTCGGCTTCTACTTTCTTTTCGACCTTTCTGTAGTGTCTATCCAGCTCCTTCTGGACCTCTTCTTCTGGGTCGATGTCTTTTATTCTGGTGGCCAGCGTATCGACGATAGCGAAGTTGACGCCTCTCTTGTTTGGAGACCACTTGCCATCTCCAAGGAATCCAACCTTGACGCCCATGTCTCTTTCGAAGGCTTCTGCCATCTGATACATGAGAGTTTTTCTGGTGGTGATGAACAGCGTCGGACGCTGTATTCTGGAGGCGCAGAGCTTGAAGATTCTGCTTTTGCCACCGCCAGTGGCTATCTGTGCGATCATTCCACCAAATTTGAGCAGTCGATTAACTGTCTGCATTTGGTAGTCGTATCTTGAGTCATCGTGGAAGTCATCGACCTTTGGAAACTCTGGACCAAGAGGCTCTGGCATATCTTTGGATTTGAGCAGTACGACATGACCAAGCGTCTGTAGTTTGCTTCTGATGAGACGAGCAAAACCTGCGGGAAATGTATTGTTTCTTGCGACGAAAAAAGTGGAATAGCCATCCCAGGTGGACCCAGTGTTTCCCATATCTTTGATCTGATAAGACAGCATGTCGCTTATCAGCCTCCTGAGTTCTTTGGATGGCTCATGGAGTTTTGCCGTTGTGGCGTTGTGTAGAATGGTGACGACTTCTTTCTTCATTATCTCTCCAGTGGCAAAAATGCCCATGTAAGGTTAGAATGATCAATTAAACAATATTCAATCTAAAGAGAAGGTAATGTCAGACATTCAAATAGAGCACATTGACCCCTCAAAGTTGGTTGCTAACTCTTGGAACCCGAACGTTGTTGACCCTGTTAATCAGGACAAGATTAGGGCTTCGATAGAGAAGGATGGCTTCTTCAAGCCAGTGCTGGTCAGAGAGAACAGCGTTGGAAACTTGGAGATCATCGGCGGCGAACATCGCGTAAAAGCGGCGATTGACATGAAACTTGCAGACGTCCCGGTCGTCAATTTAGGGACAGTCGATGACGGTCAAGCGAAGAGAATCGGCCAGATAGACAATGCAAGGTATGGTGATGACAATCTTGAGGCATTAGCGCGTCTCTTAGCTGATGGTGAGATGGGTACTGCCGAGGAGCTGATCTCTGTTCTCCCCATAGATGAAGCTGAGTTGGCAGACTTTATGTCTCATATTACTATGGATGATGCCTTAAAGGAACTAGAAAACTTAGACGTAGAATCCGACCTTCTCGACTTGGATGTGCCAGCACCCTCAAAGACGCATCAGATACTGCGATTTAAAGTAACAATGGATGATGCCGAAGATATATCAGAATTGATTACCAAGACCAAGCACGAACAGAAGTTCCTTGAAGCCGATGACCTGACCAATGCAGGCGATGCGCTAGTTCACTTACTATGGGCGGATGACGATGAAAATGGCAATGATGAGCGAGGTTGAAGAGCCAGGATTTCAGCTATGGTCAACGGAAGAGCTAAAGCCTTACGAGCGTAATGCAAAGCGACACCCTGAAGAGCAGATCAACGGCATTGTCGAGTCGATCAAGAACTTTGGTTGGAAAGCGAACCCCGTTGAGGTCACAAAGGACGGTACGATTGTTAATGGTCATGGACGTTGGATGGCCGCAAAGCAATTGGGATTGGACAGAATTCCGGTTGTTGTCATAGAGGGTCTGTCAGAATCAGAAGTCAAAGCCTATCGCTTAGCTCACAACAGGGTTGCCGAAGGCGGTAACGACGCCAACATCCTTACGATGGAATTGACGGAGCTGATGGGTGATGGCTTGGATATGAGCCTTTACTTCAATGATCGTGAGTTGCAGTTCTCTCTGGAGGACATGGGAGAGCTTGATGTGAGCGCTCTATCGAGCGATCTAGCGAGCCAAATAGATGCTGCTGCTGGAGACACGCAAGGACTGATCGACTCTGAGGACGACTTAGAGTTCAACGGCATGTCTGTCACAAGGACGCTTGGTTTCTCCAAGACCAACACGACACAGCAGCGGTCATTAAAACGACTGCTGATGGTTGCAGAGTCAGAGACTGGAGATAAAGGCGCAGAAGCGCTACATCAATACATCAGAGAAACACTCGGCTTATGAGCGAAGTAATCGACACCATCAGATTCACAATCAATAAGCGCTTTCAGACCCGAGTTAAGCGGTCTGATCGAGTTCTTGAGGTTGCAGAAGCGTTCGGATTGGGCCTTGAGGCTAGAGAGTTCGTCATCTACGATAATTTCGATGTTGATCTACAGCAAGGCGATATTGTCTATATATCTGGACAGAGTGGCTCTGGAAAGTCATTATTGTTGAGAGATTTGGCCAGCCAGTATGCTTCAATGTCTGGCTTAAATTCAGTGGCAGATATAGATGATGTGAGCTATGACGAAAGACCAATTATTAATCAAGTCGGCCAATCAACAGACGAAGCCATTAAGATCCTTAACATGGCTGGACTTAACGATGCTTACCTTTTTATTCGATGTCCTTCTGAATTGTCTGATGGTCAGCTATATCGCTTTAAGATGGCCCTTCTTCTGAATTCTGATGCAGATATGTGGGTTGCGGACGAATTTGGTGCAGTTTTGGATCGAATTACGGCAAAAGTTGTCGCTTTTAACGTTCAAAAGTTCGCCAGACAGAACAATAAGACGCTTATTGTGGCGACAACGCACAAAGACATGATTCAGGAATTGGCTCCGACCATCTACATTGAGAAGCGATTCAGGAACAAGATAGAGGTGGATCGCTCGCATGGACAATGAGACGAGTTGGGAAGACAGCTGCATTGTCTATCAGAGAGAGAACAAGCCTAATTTCTCATTGATGGAAGGTATGACTGTCGGTCAGGGAACGCAGGATGACTGGATAGCGCTCAGTGACCTCCACTATAAAGCTGTCAATCTTCCTGCTGGGCCAAGATACTGGAATTGTCTCACTGCGGATGGTGAGTTGGTTGGGGTTATCGTGTCCAATGCAGTGGGGCTTCTTTTAGCGCCAAGACACGAAATGTTCCCAAAGTTGAAGCCTGGGCGAGAGACTAATTTTTCAAACACCGCTAGGGCCAATTATCTGAACAAGCACTTCAGACGAGCTTCCAGAATCGTCACCGATACGCTGTATCGAGGTGTTGGTGTGAGCTATCGAATGGTTAATCTGGCAATGAGACTGGAAGGTAAGCGGTACATGGAGATTCAGTCATCCATGTCTAAGTTTAACCCGTTTGATCTCAAAGCTGGCTTTAGACATGGCAATCTGAGGAAGCCCGTGAACTACGAGAGAGGCTTCAGATGGTTTAGAGAGCACTTTGAGTCTCATCCTGCCGATCATGAGATGATCATGAGAGAGTTGAACGATATGCCTCCTAAGCTGAAAGAGGTAATGATCAAAGAGATGCAGGATTTCTACTATCGGTGCTCAACGAAAGAAAAGACCGGGAAGAACACAACCAAAGGTATGTCCAGAATAGAGAGTTTGCCCATCTCAGAGGTTCTGAAGGAGATACAGCAGCTTGCCTTTGCCACCCCTGTTTACGGTATCTGGGAGAATCCAGATCTCGGAAGAGAATTGCCGGAAAGACTGCCGCTTTGGGCATTTGATTTGCAGAAACCTGATGAGAAATTGAGGTTGGATTTGTTAGATGCGCGCCTTAACAAGAAAACAACAGCAGATAATGCGAACCCTGATCGAGTTCTACAGGAGAGAGGACTTCCCGTGTGACATTGATCAGCTTGTAGAGGGCGTACCTTACAAGACAACCAAAGAGTCCATGCAGTTCAGTCTGAGAGCGCTGGTCAAGCATGGGTTGGTAATGAAGGGAGACACACACTTCAGGGATAAGAGATGGAGAAGACTCATTTATGTAACGCCAGATGGTTACGAGTCGGTTGATTACGAAGCAATTAGAGATGTGGTCGATGAATAAAGAAGAGCAAGAGAAAGCTTATCAAGAGGCAGTTTTGCTGTGGAGGCTAGGTGAGCACACAGCGCAGCAGATCTCAGAGAAGGTTGGTTTGCCACAAAGCAAGTTCGCTCCAAGGTTTAGAAAGGAGGGTGAGACCAAAGGAAGCGATAAGAAAGAAGTCCAGACCATAGCCAGGGCAGAGGTCAAGGATTTCAAAGAAGAGCAGATGGAAGAGTATTCAAGAATGGCCTCTGACATCATGACCAAATCGCTGAAAGGGGTGCAGTTGGTACAAGATACGCGATTGCGTCTCATTATCACTACCTTGAAAGAGAAGAAGAAACTTCATGTTATCTATGGCGAACTGAAAGCGCTGGTAGAAGCAGGCAAGGGCATGAAGAACGACTGGGATCTGGTCAAGGACATCCTAGGTCTGAATCATGAGGACGAAGAAGAGGGTGATGTTCCAGAGTTGGTCTATCGTGAAATGACCGTAGAGGACATAGAGCGAGTTAGAGCCGAACAGAAGGCTCAATATGAAGAAGAGATGAGAGACCCGAATGTCATTGGAGGCTCTTGATCTCGATACTGAGTTTGATACTCTTTTAAAGCCCAGAATCCCAACGATAAAGAGAGCCTCTGTAAAGAAGGTAGAGCCTCTCCGAGTCAATCAACTACACCCTAAGCAAGCTTTGGTCTTCAATGATCACAGACGCTTCAAGGTGGTTGTTGCTGGGCGTCGTTTCGGAAAAACGGCTCTTTCGAGATCTATTCTTACTCAGAAGGCTCAAAGACCTAGATCAAAGGTATGGTATGTGGCTCCGTCTTACAGGATGGCGAAGCAGATCATGTGGGAAGAGCTGAAAGAGGCGATCCCCAAGAAGTGGATCAAAGGAAAGCCACACGAGACCGATCTGATCCTGAAGCTGATCAACGGTTCAAGGATAGAGTGCAAAGGCAGTGACGACCCAGACAGCTTGCGTGGCGTCGGTCTCTATCATGTTGTGATGGATGAATTTCAGGACATGAAGCCTGATACGTGGTCAGCTGTATTGAGGCCCACCCTCGCTAAGGATCGCGGTGGTGCTATGTTTTTGGGCACCCCAAAAGGCTACAACAATCTCTACGATGTCTATGAAAATGGGCAAGACATCCACAAAAGAGACTGGGCGTCATGGCAGTTTCCAACAATCGATTCTCCGTTTATACCAATTGAGGAGATAGAAGCCGCAAAAGAGGATATGGATGAAAGGACGTTCCGACAGGAGTTCTTGGCTTCTTTCGAAACAATGTCCGGTCGAGTCTACTATGCCTTCAATCGAAAGAAGCATGTGAAGTCATGTCCTTACAATCCAAATTTGCCTGTTTGGGTTGGTCAGGATTTTAATGTAGACCCAATGTGCTCTGTCATCTTGCAGCCACAGCCCAATGGTGAGATTTGGGCTGTCGATGAGATCTTCATGAAGAACTCAAATACGGTTGAGGTCTGTGATGAGCTTGAGAGACGATATTGGAGACGAATGAAGGATGCGACTATTTACCCTGACCCCAGTGGTGTTAGTCGTCACTCCACAAGAGGGGAGTCAAACTTCGATATATTTCGTCAGAGAGGCTTTGATCGATTAAAGTATCATAGCAAGCACCCAAAGGTTGTAGACAGGATAAACGCCGTCAATCGAATGTTGCTTGATGCAAACGGCAATATTAGATTATATGTTGATCCATCATTAAAGAATATGATCGTCTCCTTTGAGCAGACCATGTACAAGGAAGGCAGTTCAGAGGTTGATAAGTCCAAAAAGCCAAGCCCAGAGCACATGAGTGACGCGATGGGCTATTTAATAGAGATGGAGTATCCAATTCGAGAGATAGTAATTGCCGGTCGTTCCTTGTAAGTCTTAATAACCGCATTTATACTTTGATATTAGCAATGTTGCCCGAAGTGACAAAAATATGCCTACTGCAAAAGAATTAAAGTCTCTTATTTCAAGGCGACACCCTACTTATGAGGAGTCGTTGGGCCATTGGAACTTTTTAGTCTCAACGTACAAGGGTGGTAGGAAGTGGTTTAAAGAGAATATATTTCAGTACATCAAAGAAGGCGACACAGAATACAAGCAGCGTGTTGACCGAGCATATAGATTTAATCACACAAGAGAAGTTGTAGACTTGGTTAATAAGTATCTCTTTCGAGGTCATATTGATCGAATAGAAAAAGACGCACCTGCCGAAGTTGTCGAGTTCTGGGGCAATGCTACATATAAAGGTCTGCATATTGATGAGTTGATGTGGACCGCAGGGATCAGATCGTCCATTACGGGCAGATGCTGGATCGTTGTCGATTCAACCCACAAGAAAACAGAAGGCGAAACGGGTCAGGATATAACGAGCAAGGCTGATGAAGCTGGAAGTCGGATCTACTCATATCTCGTTTGGCCGCAGCAAGTCCTCGATATGTCCTATGATGACGAGGGCGAGCTGAACTGGATTCTGATTGAAGAAGCCACAAGAGACGATGAAGACCCTTATGGTGACGATAATGGCGTTGTGAGTCGTTATCGTCTCTGGACAAGAGAATCATGGACGTTGATACAAGAGGTCTACTCTTCAAGAGGTACCAATAAAACGCTTAAAGCCAAGGTCATTGGTCAAGGCACTCATGGTCTAGGGCTTGTTCCAGTGGTTTCAGTAGACAATATGCTGACCACTGATCTGTGGGATTGCCCAGCAATGATCACAGACATCGCTTATCTCGATAGAGCAACTGCCAACTACGCTTCTAACCTTGATGCCATCATTCAGGATCAGACTTTCTCGCAGCTTGCTATGCCAGCTCAGAACTTGATGCCCGGTGAAGATTCCTACGATAAGTTGCTTGAGATGGGGACGAAGCGCATCTTTCTGTATGACGGAGAGGGCGGGAAAGGCCCAGAGTTCATAAGTCCAGATCCACGACAGGCGAGTCTGATTGTGTCGGCAATACAGACGCTGATTAACGAGATCTATCACTCTGTCGGTTTAGCGGGCGAAAGAATCAAGCAAGACAACTCCAAAGGTACAGACAACAGCTCCGGCGTAGCAAAAGCTGCGGATTTCGAGCGTGTAACCGCTTTGCTTCGATCTAAGGCAGAGTCTCTTGAGTCTTCCGAGTCCAGACTGGTCAAAGTCGTTTGCGCTTGGGCGGGTGTCTCTCCACCGGACGAAGAGCTGGTTAAGTATCCAGAGACTTTTGATGTCAGAGACCTATTTGCCGATCTCTACATTGCGATGCAGCTATCTCTAATGGACGCCCCAACCTCGATGAAGGGCAAGCATTTTGATGCGGTCATAGAGAAGCTATTTTATGGTCTTTCTAAAGACGAGAGAAAGGTACTTCAGGCCGACATCGACAAATGGGAGAAAGATCAGGAGGAGGTCAAAG